TTATTTTCAAACTCATCTATTTGTTCTTTTAATGAGGTAAACATTTCCTCTGTCATTTGGTAATCTGGTGAAACCTCTCCAGTATATCCAGGACGTGCCCCACGCCAAAACATTTCAGCATCACCACCAACTAACTTTTCCAAATCAACTAAACGATTAAATACCGCACGTAATCTTGGTGTACCAAACACTTCGTCATCTACAGGATCTTCTACAAGATGTACGACACGTGAATAATGAACGTTGACAGTCGTTACAGAATTACCTGTTGTTATTTTTACACCATAATACAATGGTTGTCCATAACGTTCACTTTTAGGGTCTTCATCATATTTTGATATTTCTGCTTGATCTTCCGAAAGAGGTTTAACATACAATAACTCTAATTTTTTATTTGTAGACTTTGAAACAGGATTTTTAAGCCCTTCCCGATTAGTCACATCACTTAATCCAAGAAACAAAATAGAGTAACGACCAATACCTGTTAATTTGTCGGCACGAATAAAAATAGACTTTAATTTCAATTTTTTGTCTAATTCCTTCCAAGCCTTTTCAAATTCACTATCATCTTCTTTTATCGTTTCAATTACATCAATTGTACCTTTCCAAGATGCTTTTACAGGGCGGTCAATAATAGCTTTTGCGATATCGTGTCGTAAATAACGATTCCAATAAGTTGAAAAAGTAATTTCTTTTGGATAACCAAGTGCTTGGTAAATGTCCCTTGTCCCACCATAGGTATCTGTTCCTAACATATTAGCAAAAGTCATTCTTGCCAACAGTTCACTAAATACTGACATCTTTTTTAATTCAGTATTCATTTGCGGTGCTATTTTCCTTTTTCTTTCCATTATGTTATTCTTCTTGCTACCTTTTTCCTTGTCAAGAAATTAAATCCACCTGAGGTGGCGTCTACTTGGTCTTTATACGTTGAGTTTGGGAACAATTCAAATTCATCCATATACACTTTGTTCCACTCTGCAATCCTCAACAATATATTACCATTATTTACTTGTACACTTAACGGGTCTGCTCGCTTTGCTTTATCCCCCGTAGGCTTGTCTGCTTCTACAAGATACCCTGCAAGATTACGAATTGTGTTTTCCGCCGATTCTTTACCACCACTGCCAGGTTCCTGCTCAACTACCACCCAACACTTCTTCCCATCCACTTCAGCAGTCTGTCGTATAATTCTTTCCCTTTGTTCAGAACTCCATTGTCCACGTTTTACGTCATCCACCAAAAACTTACCACTCTTAAGTTTCCCAATCTTTACCCCTACCGTGTAAGCACCTTTTCCTGCACTTCCTGCCTTATCCCAATAACGTACCCATTTAATGTCATTTTCCTTTTCTTCCAATATTTGATTAGTCATTTGGAAATGCTCTATTTTGAACATCCCACCACCTGGAGGAGTCGGTGCTTGACCAATTTGTCCGGCATAACCATATTGTCCAAGATCGGTTTCCAATTCCTGTAAAACAGACCAAGGCATACGATTTACATCAAATAAATCATCTATGTAATGTATTGCTAATTCTGGTGGATTTAATTTAGACTTGAAATGAAGTATTTCCCCTGGAAGACATATATGTCTTAAATTACCTTTTTTCTTCTCTAATAAATGTCCTGACGGATCATCCTGGTGTAGCCTCTGCATAATACCAATCGTAGCAGAAACCTCTTTATTTGTCTTACGTGTAGAAAGAGTTTGATCAATCCAACGAGCAGCATTCTCTAATTCTATATCAGAAGCAGCTTGTTGTGGATTAAGAGCATCGTCCCAAATAAGAATATCACCGTGGAACCCTGTTAATGTTCCTCCTACTGATGTACTATAACGATTACCTCCAAAGGATTCTCTATTATAACGCGGAGAAATAGGACTTGGTTCCTTCTTTACTATTCTATAATTAGTCTTGGTATCTTTGTCTGCTTTAATATCGAGTTCAGGGTAAAGTTCCTTAAATCTTTGAGATTTGATTAAGTCTCTGCTATACTCTGCTGACTCTAATGCTAATGTCGAAGAATAAGAAGCAGTAATAAAACGCATCCAATACCATTTCGTCCAACACCATACAGGAAATATGATACTGCAAAGAATAGTCTTGGTAGAACCTGGAGGTACATTTATTAATAAATCGTGCTCTTTCTTTTTACGTTCCCCAACTCTTGTTGCAATTTGTTCCAGCTCTTTACATAAATAAGGAATATGCCAATTGTCAGTGTAAACCTGAGTACTTATTTCTGGCCAGGCCCATTGCAAAAAATGATATAGCGAACGATTGTTCAATTCTTTAGTAATAGCAGCCGGATGGCTGAGGGCTTCTAGAACCTTTGAATTCTGGATTGTCAAAAGCTCTTCTGCAATTTTATTTTTACGTACCCTTTGCACTATTACCATTTTTAAAACTATGCGATTTTAAGTGACCCGCCTTCTTCTGTTTTACCTTTTTTAGCCAGCTTGTCAAGTATCATCAAATCTTCCGTAGTAAACGTAGACAAATCTACTTGGTGATTAACTGAAAGCTTTCCATTGATTTCAAGCCTTTCCGCCCAAACATCCGGTTTCCTTGCCTGCAACCATTTAATCGCTGCCGTGACATTCGGTGGATAATGCTTTTGTATCTGCACTAACAAAGGTTCTGTAAATTCAGCGGTTACCTTACCTTCTTCATCAAATATCTTTTTCCTATTTGTCAAAACAACAGTTTCCGGACAAGTGTACCCAACGGCTGCCTGATATAATGAATTAGCAACCCTGGCATCAGCCAACATTTTTCCTTCCTTTAATGACTTCAAAAATGCTGGTTTTGATTTCTTCCATTTATCAATGGTACTTGGTAGAACATCAAATGCTTGTGCGAGCTGAACGTCAGTGACTCCCAGCAATGCGAAGAAATAAGCCAACCTTACAAATTCTTCCCTATAAACCTTTTCGGCACCTGTGGTTGGTCGACGTCTTGGAAGAAATGCTGCCTCTGGTAACCTATGCCTTGCAGCAATTCTTGCTTCTCTTTTTTCCTCTGGTGTTTTCATAACCTATTCTCCCTTTGTTCTGCAAATAGTATTGAACAAAGTTATACATTATATATAATATAAACAAAACAGTAGATACCATTACGACACCACAGAATCAAAGTGTTCTTCCCGCCTCCTTCCCTCTTTAAACTCTTCATTTAACTTTTAAATTTTTAAACCTACAAGAACCTCACATAAAATTTTTGAAATTTTTCAACATTTCTATTTATCAAAGAAAAATTCAAATAAAGGTACAGTACAATATAATATATATACATATACACTAATATATTCTATGTTGGAGATTATTATTGTTGATATCTATTGATTCCTTATATATTAGTTGATTCCTTTGTATATCTATTGATTCCTTATTATAATAGCTTTCTATTTACTGATACCTAAGAACCTTTATCAAATCAGTAAAACCTACAAGAACCTTAGAAATATTGTGAAATTATGAAAGGGGTCCTTCACCGCTGTCTTACATAATGAATGCGTCAATTGATTAGCTGCCTTGTGTTACCAGCTACCAGCCCAGCCCGCGTGCCAGTAGCCCCTCAGTACCTTGTGTTACCAGCTACCTTTGCCCAATACCATACTACCAACTATTAATATACATATATCCAGCTTACTTTTGTACGTGCTGTCAAAATACCCCGTACCCGGCCCGCCCGCCCCCTTTTACCTAATTTTGCCCCCAAATCAAATATATTGCATACTTAATATACGTACCATATACTTACCATATACATTAATACATATACTACCATATAGTATTACCATTATACTACCATATAGTACTACCTTTATACTTAATATATTTACCATTTTATACTTACCATATATATATATATTGCATACTTATTAATATATTATACCATACTCATATTATACATTTAGTACCTGTTATATTTATATACCACATACCTTTTTTATATATTACTACCATATAGTATTACCATTATACTTACCTATAAATTTACCAACTCCCATATTTATACTTATTTTTTACCACATACAAATACCATGCTAAGGTTATTTCCAGAGGCATGTTCTTCAATATATACCAGCTTTTTTATGTTAAGTTGGCTGAATTACCTACTTAACAATATATT